GGTTGGAATCATGAAAGAATATCAACATTAGAAACGTTTTTCGCGTGAGGTGAATAAAATGCGTGTTTATGAATTAGCAAAAGAGTATGGTAAGAAATCTACTGATTTTGTAGATATTATTCAAAGTTTTGGAATTAATATTAAAAGTCATTTGAGCTCGTTGGATGACGATAGGGTGACTGAAATTCGGAATAAATTGGACACAAAGCAAGTTGCAATTGATTTGGAAAATGACTTACTTGAAAGGAAACTAGGGGTTGAAGAGCCACTTGAAGATAGAGGTCGTGATGATTGGACTTTGGGTTCTGGAGATACGGTTGTTGAAACAGATAAGGTAGGAGTTTCAACAGAGGATATTGAAGAAGCACTTGCAGCTAATATCAAGGCCGCTGGTGGTGCTCGTGAAAAATATGCAGAAACTGTACAGGCAATTGCTGAAGATCCAGAAAATTGGTCATCTCCTGCACCTGTAGAAAAGTTAACTTTTTGGGGTTGGTTGAAGAGCCTTTTCATTTAGGAGATATTAATGAGTGAGTTTTTAGAAAGTATAGTAAAAGATTTGGATGATGAACATACCACGATTGCTGCGGAGGGTAAATCTTCTGCAGAGTTCAGTGGTACGATGGATACTGGATCTTACATCCTTAATGCTATTTTGTCTGGATCACTCTATGGCGGAGTAGCAAATAATAAGATAACTGCATTTGCAGGTGAAGCTTCAACAGGAAAAACTTTTTTTGTGTTGGGGGTAATCAAGCAGTTTTTGATGGATAATGAACATGGTGGAGTTATATATTTTGATACAGAATCTGCTGTTACTAATGTAATGATGCAGGTTCGTGGAATTGATACTACTAGAATAGTGAAATCAGAACCAGATACAATTCAAAAATTTAGACATACGTCAATCCAAATTTTAGATAATTATATTGCACAGGATGAGGAAGAGCGAAAACCTTTGGTTATGGTCTTGGATAGTCTTGGTCAGTTGTCATCAACTAAAGAAATTGAAGATACTGCTGAGGGTAGTGAAACCAGAGACATGACAAAGGCACAGATACTGAAAGCAACATTTAGAGTGTTGAATTTGAAACTTGCGAAAGCAGGAGTTCCGTTACTTGTTTGTAATCATGTATATGATGTAGTAGGTTCGTACTTTCCACAAAAAGAAATGTCTGGTGGATCTGGTCTAAAATATTCTGCATCAACAATACTCCATTTATCCAAGAAAAAGGAGCGTGATAATGGTGAGGTGATCGGAAATATAATAAAGGTACGAACTGAAAAAAGTAGGCTGACTAAAGAAAATCAATTGGTGGAATGCTTATTGACATATGAAAAAGGATTGGATAGATATTATGGTTTGGTGGAGTTAGGAGTTGAAACTGGCTTATTTAAGAAAGTATCAAATCGTGTCGAATTGCCAACTGGTGAAAAGATCTATGCAAAGGTTATGTACACAGAGCCGAGTAAATATTTTACAGATGAGGTAATGGTAGAATTGGAAAAAAGAGCAAAAGAGAAGTTTTGCTATGGTATGGAAACTGAGTCCAATCCAACAAAAAAAGAAAGTCAAGAGGATTTAGCAGAAGCAATAACACTCATAGAAAACGAGGTGGAATAGTGAGTAGAATAGAATCTACTATTTTGAGAAATCTACTCTATAATGAAGATTACGCAAGGAAAGTAGTACCTTTTATCGAGCCGGAATATTTTCATGATAGAACCGAAAGGATGGTCTATGATGAAGTTTTTAATCATTTAGAAAAATACAATACGCTACCTACGAAGGAAGTTATTGCAATTTCTGTAAGTCAATCGAATGAAATAACAGACGAGGAGCACAAGAATGTAACAGAATATGTGAATGGTTTAGATAAGGATGAGCCGATTGATGATGAATGGCTAACCGATGAAACCGAAAAATTCTGTAAGGACAAGTCACTATATAATGCGATAATGGAATCTATAAAGATCTATGATGATAAATCAAAAGACAAAACAGTAGAGAGTATTCCAGAATTGGTAGGGAAAGCACTATCCATTAGTTTTGATCCCAATGTAGGTCACGATTATATTGATGACAGCGACGAGCGGTTTGAATATTATCATAGGAAGGAAGATAAAATACCTTTTGATCTGGAATTGATGAATAAGATAACCAAAGGTGGCCTATCCAGAAAATCATTGAATATAGTTATGGCAGGTACTGGTGTTGGTAAAAGTTTGTTCATGTGTCATATGGCAGCTGGTAATTTAACAGACGGTAAGAACGTTTTGTATATAACATTGGAGATGGCTGAAGAAAGAATTGCAGAGAGGATTGATGCAAATCTACTTAATGTGTCAATGGAAGATTTGAGGTCACTTCCAAAGGATTTATATGAGCAGAAAATTTCTGGAGTCAGGGATAAAACAGTTGGGAAATTAATAATTAAGGAATACCCAACAGCAGCTGCACATGCAGGACATTTTCGTCATTTATTAAATGAATTAAGGTTGAAAAGAAGTTTTAATGCTGATATCATTTATATAGATTATATAAATATTTGTGCGTCTAGCAGAATTAAAGCCAATGCAAATATAAATAGTTATACTTACATAAAGTCTATTGCTGAGGAGCTAAGAGGTCTGGCAGTTGAGAAAAATGTACCGATAATGAGTGCCACGCAGACAAATAGGGTTGGATTCTCAAATACAGATGTTGAACTTATAGATACAGCTGAAAGTTTTGGTTTACCAGCGACAGCAGATTTCATGATTGCAATTATCAGTACGGAAGATTTAGACAATCTTGATCAGATAGCAGTCAAGCAGTTGAAGAATCGTTATAATGATCCAACCATATACAAAAAATTTGTTGTTGGGTTGGATAGGTCAAAAATGAGGTTGTATGATGTAGAGGACAATGCACAGAATGAAATAGTAGGCAGTGGGATTGATGAGGATTTACCGATAACGAATGGCTTTAATAAGAATACAAGAGAGTATGATTTTGAAGGGATACAGTTGTGATCAAAATAGCAGTTGAAAAATTAGTACAGGGTATGTTGTTGGTATGTTTTTTTACGTTCATTGCAGTGTGTATTTTAGTATCTACATTAGGGGGGAATTAATGAAAACTTTTAGAATAACATATATGAAACCTCATTACGTTTTTGAATGTTGGAGTTAATATGTTAAAAACTACTTTAGTATCTACATTAGGGGGGAATTAATGAAAACTTTTAGAATAACATATACTCAAGCATCAGAGAATATGGTCGAGGTTTGGCCTACTGCTGAGAATATGGATAAACCATATATGAAACCTCATTACGTTTTTGAATGTTGGAGTTAATATGTTAAAAACTACTTTAGAAATAGGTGTTATTATTGGTACTATATTTCTTGGGGGTTGTGTAACTACGGTTGATTATGACCCATATCCTAGAGATGATTATCCAATTATTAGAGTACATCCGATACCGCATAGTGAATATTATAGTTATAATGGATTGTTTGCATATGCACCAAAGCCAATTCCAAGACGGTTGTATTTTTATAATCAATTATGGTATGATGAGCCATCAACTATAGTCATACGAAGTGATGTCGATAGAGTACGAGTTCCGAATTCAAAATTAACAACTCATTTCCGTACTGCACCTAGGCGGAGAAATGTTGATAAAGAATTTAAGGAAATGCATCGCAAAAAGAATGAACAACTTTTGAAAAAAAGGAGAACTCCTGATGAGTCAAGCCGAATTAAACGTGACTCCAGACGCACTGAAAGTATTCCAAGAAGTAATCCAAAAAGGAGAAGAAGTAGACCCAAGCAACGCCCTAGTTCGGGTGATGATAAAGGGAAGGATAGCAACAGAGTACGAATACACGATGGGGATAGTGGAAAAAGACGTAGATCCAATAACCCACGCCAGAGATGATTTTTATGAATTTGATGATGTTACTCTTGTTATTGATGACGTTTCTATAAATAGCCTTAAAGGATCTACTATAGATTATAAAGAGAGTGTTGATAAAATTGGGTTTGTTATAGATAATCCTAACAAGCCAATATGGAATGAAATAGAAAAGGGCTGTCAGCAATTACTGGATGAGCAAGTAAATCCGCAAGTTGCAATGCATAATGGTAGAATTGATGTAATTAGCT